GGGAAAACCACAAATGGTAATCTAGTTGGGCTGGGTAATATTGCAGGAGCTCATAATGGAGCTTGTTGGACAGATTATGTGACCGGGCCCTACTTGACCGACAACGCCAATGCCGGGGGTCAGCCCCTTAGTATGAAGGCACCACTATATTTTAGGTTTATTAATACTGATGCTCTCGGGATAACTTACTCCGATATTATAGGCGATTTTACTGTCGGCGTAAGAGTAACAGGAACCGAGATCGAAAACTAAGGGAAAATAACAAGAATGAAATCCTTCGACGAATGGCAAGACGAATCTGAATTAGAAACCGTAGACGAAGCCTTGTCTCTATCCCAACGCATGAAGATGGGTAGGAGAATGGCAAGGATGAGTAGTAGGATTCAGAGAAAGAAGGCTGTCAAACAACGAAGAATGGCCGACCGTGACCAGTTGACAAAGCGAGCGATTCGTGCAGCCAGAAACATTCTTATCAAGAAGCTGATGAGCGGAAAATCAAAGGCTCAACTATCAATCACCCAGAAGATTGCAGTCAGCAAGAAGCTAGAAAAGAAATCCGCAGTCATCAAGAAGATTTCAAAGAAATTATTCCCGAAAATCATGAAGGCTGAAAAAGAAAGACTCAAGGCTTTTAGGTCTAAGGGTAAAGAAATAGAAACTCCAGGGCAGTCTAAAAAAATATAATGAAATCTTATAGTCAACTAATACATGAGGCTACACCAGAAAACCAACAGCCCATTATTATGGTTGACTTGGATAGTGTGCTAGTGGATCTGAACAAAGGTGTCAAGGGGTTGACCGGAGGATATGATTTTAATACATGGAAGGCTAGAGGAAAATCCATGGCTGATAAGAAGGGTAATGTTCCTACAGAGGTGTCGAATCAGACATTACATAATATGATTACAGATGTCGGCGCAAAGTTCTGGGCAGATTTACCTTGGATGAGAGATGGAAAAAAGCTATGGGGGTTTCTTAAAAACCACGAAGTTCATGTGCTGTCTGCATATCGAAAGCCTAAAAGTGATCCTAAAGGATTTAGTAAAAAGGGAAAGGCGGTATGGGTCGCTAAAAACTTAAAACTTTCTCCCGCAAAAACCCATTTGGTTATTCGTGACCAGAAGAAAAACTATGTTACGTATAAAGGGCGCCCCGCAATACTTATTGATGATTATGCAAAGAATATTGACGAATTTAAAGGCCAGGGTGGCACAGGGATTGTTCATACGAGTGCAGCAAAGACAATCTCAAAATTAAAGAAAATGGGTTTTAAGTAATTCAAATACATAAATACAAGTATAATCGGTTAAACGTCTAAGGAAAACCCGAGAATGCAGAAAAGCAAGAAGACATATCAGGACCTCACCTTGAATGAGGCCAAAACAGATTCCATTGTCCTGGCCTGGGGTAGATTTAATCCCCCAACTACAGGGCATGAAAAGCTAATCAAGGCTGTCGTTTCAGAAGCAAAGAAGCGCGGCGCTGATTATCGCATCTATCCTACAAAATCTACAGACCCAAAAAAGAATCCCCTCACTTTCAAAGAGAAGGTCCGGTTCATGCGGAAGATGTTTCCGCGTCACGCCAGGAAAATCTCTTCGGATGAGGGGATTAATACGTTAATCAAGGCTGTACAAAAACTTGAAGCAGAAGGCTATAAGAATCTGACACTCTTGGCTGGGTCTGATCGAATCAATGAATTTAAGGCTCTCTTAAATAGATACAACAAGAAAGACTATACGTTCGATAAAATTGATGTGGTGAGTGCAGGAGAGCGTGACCCTGATGCCGAAGACGTATCTGGAATGAGTGCATCGAAAATGCGTGCTGCTGCAAGCAAGGGAGACTTTGCTAGTTTCAAGAAGGGTGCACCCAACGCAAAGATTGCCAAGCCTTTATACAATGCCGTTCGCAAAGGCATGAAGATAAACGAGCAATTTGAACAAGATGGTATTTTTGAATATGTCGAATTTTTGAATGAGGACGATGGTGGAGTTGTTGGTCCGCGCTTTAACAGACTCTTGAGATTTGGGTTGGCTGTTGGGGGCACAGGAGATATTCCTCTTACCAAGCGAGCATTTAGAGATTTTGAAAAGGCCGGATCAAATCCATTACTACGAAAGAAAATCTTTGCGAGTCTTGATAGGGTGTTTGATTATATTTTAACAGACGAAATTCTATACCATAGATTTTTGCTTTTGCTACATCGCAAATATATTTTTGGAGAGGGGACAGGTACCATGAGGTTTCAAGAACTCAAGTATAAATTAGAAGAGGCCGACCAGACTTCACCTCTATCAACCGCAGACGATCATCCAGAGAAGATGAATTTCGTGGCTAAATTTCCTTCATCGGAATATACAAATTCCTTTATTTCTGACATTGAACGAACAGGGCTGATTAATATTTCTTGGAAATCTGGTGATGGCACAGAAGTTCAATTTCATGTTCGTAAGTCTACTGCGGGGCAAGAAGCTCCTACGAGTTCAAATACTGTTGTTGATAGAATGAACCGATATTCTGGTCATGACACTCCTCAATTTGGATCCGAAGCTAGAATCGTCGATCTTGTAATGAAGCATGGTGGTAAGATCAGTCGATTCGATGGTGATGTTCGTGAAGGGCTAGAAGATGAACCTTATAGTAATGAAGTAGATGAATTACTAGAAGGGCTTCTTAACAAGTCATGGAAGACAGAAATTGCCTATGATATTTTATCCGAAGTATATTTACGAGGATTGGATTCGTGGGAAGATGATTGCAACAAGAAAGACTTGACAACCGCAGATCAATGGGCATATTCGCGAGTTAATTCGTTTGTGTCCGGGGGTAAGGCTCAGAAAGAAAATGATGCAGACCTTTGGGAAGAACATCTCCTACGAGAAGATGAGCCACTTTCTGAAATGGATGAAGAGTTTCTTGATGAGTTGGGTAAGGTTGGGAAGGTTGCTGTTGCTGGTATTGCATATCATCTATGGAAGAAGCGTCAGCAAAAGAATAAAGCCAAGAAGCCCGAAGAACAAAAACCAGAAACAAAGAAGCCGGGCAATTGGCGTTCCAAAGTTGACTGGGAGAAGAACGAAGAATATGACATTAATGAATCTTTCGAGTCTGAGGCTTATGACATGGACGAACGATTTGAAATATTCGCCTCAGAAGAGCATGGCGCAGGCGACGAAGCTACAAGCAAACTTCGCAAGAAGTATATGAAAGATACTCCTGGGCAGGGTTGTGTGGACGAGAATATAGAAAATCCACACATGCGCCGCGCATCAAATCGGAACACATTTAATATGAAACTAAAGACTGGTCCTCCAACAAAAGAACAGATGCGTAAAAGAGTCGACCGCGAGCGAGAGGCGGCCGAAAAGAAGAAGAAAAAGAAGCTGAAAGAAGCTCGCCTCACTCCAGCCCAAAGATTATTAACGAAGAAGGCTGAAACTCAGATTAAGAAAGATGATCCGAAAGCCTTTGAGCCTGGGCAAGGTAGTAAATATCAGGAGCCTACAAAAAAGCATGTTGGGATAATCAAAGGCAGATTAGAAACAGCCAAACGCAAAACTGAAGGAATGAAAAATAAAATTGAAGTACAAAAGGTTAAGCAAATCAAAGTAAAAACCCGAGATAAACTACAAAAAGAACGAGAAAAGACCAGAAAGCTACAGATGAAGAGTAGGGGGATTAAAAATGAAGAAGCTCCCCCCTCTGACAAGGCTGAGAGGTTTATTAAGAAAAATAAAGAATCGTTTAAGGATAAATATGGAGACCGATCTAAAGGGGTTCTCTATGCAACTGCATGGAAAATGCACAATAAGCATTGGAAGTCTAAGGAGTAAATGATATGTTTGGTAAAAAACTAGTTTCTGATTCGCTGCTGGCAGCAGTCAAAGAAGTCACATCAGGAGAGCAAATAGACTCATCTGGTAATGAACTCTTGGTTGGCAATGCAGTTAAGGTTCAAGAAGGACCTCATGCAGGAAAGACTGGAATGATTTCTGGCTTCCAAAATACTGGTCGGTCAGAAGTTCAGCTTAATCACGGCCCTAGTGTTGCGCTCTATAACGAAACGCTGTTGAATGAAGAAGATGCCGATGGCACCAGACCGAAAGTCTCGAATAAGGATTTATTCCGCAAGCGCAGCAAGGAAGCTCCTAAGGAAAGAAAACCGGTGAAGTTAAAGAAGGGTTCAAAACTAGCAAAGGGCTGGGATCCAACAGAAGAATATGATCCTGAACTTGAAAATGAATCTCACGGCAACTTCCATGGCGGTAGTAAGAATTTTGTGTCTCAAGGTAAGCGAAGGCCTATATTCAAGAAGACTGGAAAGGACCCTGCGCCTCCAGACACCACCCTAGCCTTGGCCAAGAAACTCATGGCTGCTCGACGGAAGAAGGAACGAGACGCAACGAAGGAAGATTATGATCCTGAACTTGAAGAAGAAGAAGATACGGTATCTGATTTTGTCAAGCGTGGTGGAAAGATTAGAAAAATTAAACCCGGCGAGAGTGGTAGGCGTCAGACAGATTGGACTAAAAGTGGAAGCGGACACCTACCCGCGGATAGCACCCGGCATTACTTTCCAAAAACTGGTAGAGCGCGCGGCAAGCGATCTGAAGAAGTGTCGTGGGATAAAGCACAGTATTGGAGTGAAGAGACTGTGGCTGATTTCCTCAAGCGTGGTGGAAAGATTACAAAGCTCAAGCCTCGGGTTGCCCGTGGTAGTGCCAAAGGGAAGATGACGCTAAAGAGTAAAAATCCGAAGGGTGGTGGAGAGCGAGGCCGTAGGGCTGAAAAGAAGATGCATGGCGAGGACTATGTGGACGAAGAAACGAAAAAATTAAGTCAAGATCAGAGACTAAAGAAGGCTGGAGAACGGCAGCGAGCAGACTTGACCAAGACAGTACCGGCCGGTCAACCATTTTCAGCCACGGATGCTGCATATAAGCGTCGTCAAGCAAATAAGGCGAAGAATGAAGACTATGATATTGATGAGGCAACAGCCCATAAGGTAG